TCTTTTGGATTATCTGATGGGACACCTTGAATATAAACAAAATCGCCAGATTTATCTAAGAAAATTCTATCTTTTCTTGGTTGATAATAATCATAAGTAACTATTAAGTTTTCATCGGGAACTAAAGGATCTGGAATACTGTCTCCTTGAGAAGAGAAAGATCTTGAAGCGAAATCAAAAGGTGAAACTGTTGACGATGTATTATACGCAGATACTCTTGGACGAATATCAATTAAATCACTCATAAAGGTATCATAATTTCTATCTACAGGAATTATTTTCTTTGATGAATCAGGATAACTAGATGCATTATAAAAATCTCCAGTATCATCAGATGTCACAAAGAAGTTTTTAAATACAATTTTTAGACGATTTGTTGGAGCTTCAAAAGCTTTCTTTCTTTCAATGAATGAAAAATCATAATAAGTTGGTTTTTGATTTGGATTTAATTGATATTGATCTGTAATATCACGATCTCCAACAGTCGTCGCTGTCACTAAGGCAGTAACACCAGATTTATTTGCTTTGATCTTTTCACCAGCACTAAAATTATTTTGATTTAATAGAACTACACCAACTGTAGTAACAGTTGGTTTTTCTACAACTAATCCAACAGCATTACTGTCTAAACCTATCAGTTGTTCCCCAACTATTAGATCAGAGTTATTTCCGCTTGGCCCAGAATAAGCAGTAAGAGTCACTGATGGCAAATCAGCATCACCAGCATCATTTGATTCAAATACACCTAATAAAGACGCAGCATCAGGAACGTTTAATGAAATCTTACGATCTTGAACTCTTGTTCCAAATATTCGACTATTTGTTAAACCATCATTTAATGTGTTTGTTCCGATTCCAGATGAAGCTAAAACAGAACGTCTAACATTAACTACATTTGCTTCGTTAACTTTTTTAAGTTTATTCTTAACTTTTGACTTCAATACGGTTGCAAAAAGATTTGCCTTTCCAGATGTTTTACTCAATCCTACAAAAGTTACAGTTTTCTTATCATCGGAAATCGTTACCTGACTATCTTTTAGTGGTTCAATTGATCCATCATCATATGATATAAAATACCTCTCCTCGTCAAATGGTTGGAAAAATAAATCTGCACCAGCATCAGGTGATGTAAATTGATTATTAGCAACAGTTATATCAGAAAACTGTTTTCTAAATTGTAAATTAGTTGTAGTTACATCAAGACTTGCAATGTTTTTACGACTCACTGGTGTAAGTAAACTATTTGCACTAACTTGAAAACTTGATTTGCGAAGTAAAAGATCATTTACATCAAGAGAGCCAGGAATTAAACCATCTAAAACACCACCATTGCAAACGCCAGGAACTGATGTGATACCAGCAACATTAATTTCGGTTCCGTCTGTAGATACTCCAGTAATGCGGTTGAATCTAGGCACTGTTTCGCCAGGTACACTATAACTTACAATATTATTTGAAGTTATAATACCAGCAAAATTAGATCCTGATGACGTGATGATACCAGTATTTCCAGCTGTATTACTTAATCTAAAATTACCAGAAACTAAACTTGTTAATTTAGTTCCATCATCAAGTAAAATATCCGCTTCAAATGTTGATACACCAACTGCACTCTTTATTGATTTTACATCATTAAATCCAAATTGATCTACCTTTGTAATGACTCTTCCATTTTGAACACCATTAATTAAAATAGACTCATCTTTAATAAACTTACCATTTACATCAATCAAACTGATATCGGTCACACTTGTTCCAGATGATCTCACAAATCCTGTTGCACCACTTCTTGCACCTTGTACATGATCTGATGCAGTTAATGAGGTGACAGCTGTTCCAACTTTGATATTTGTGAATGTCTTGATGTCAAACAAACGAGCTTCGTATTGAGTGGTTTCATTTACAAAACTTGCAGACTGTGCTTTAAAATCATATAATCTTGCAAGTCCAATTTCAGATCCACTATTTCCTCTTCTTCTAGAAATTAAAGATACTGTCGCAGTAGTTCCAATTCCTAAACTTGGAGATCCAAAAACGTTATTGACAAATAAAGGATCACCAGTTGTGTAACTTACAGCTTCCTGTTCAATTGTTTTTGTGGTTCTTGGTTTTGGAACATCAATAAACCCAGTTGCAATTTTTTCTATTGCATATCCCTTTACATAGGCTTTTCCAGGCGATATCTGCATTACCATCAAATCATCTGACGGTATATTACCTTGTTGAGTTTTTTGTTCTGATGTGTATATTCCCTTATTTCCAATCTGATCATTTAATGATTCTTTTGCAAAAACTTCAAATGGTCTTACATAGTAATCTCCAGATTCATCATAAGTTCTTGCTGCAAGAGTATCATTAATTAAATTATACTGAGTTTCATTTACAAAAGTTTGTAACTCTCCACCTTGAACACGAGCAATCTCAACAAAATTTTGATCATTGGTATCATCAAGATCTTTCTTCATCAAACTAATACTGATTCTAAGACGATCAGCGCCAGGAGCAGCGAAGTTTGTAAATCCTGATGCATTGTCATTTAAAGATGTATCTTCATCAGCACTGATAAAATCCTCTTGAACATCGAATCCAATTCGATAGGAGGGAACATTATTATATTGACTTAAAACTAATGTCTCACTTTGAACTTGAGCAAAAGTTCCACGAATAAAATATACACCCTCACCGATTGACATTGCAGATCCAGTTGCAGTTGCACCAAATGCTAAAGTATTTGCAAATGGTTCATTTGCAGCAATAACACTTGCACCATAAACAATATCCTTATTCGCTGATAAACTTTCACCATCATCAAATTTCTCTTGTGCAAAATCACCACCAGATTTTTCATACTTAATATAAAGAGTTATATTTCCTCTATCTGAATCCTCTTTTGTTAATACTTTTTTAATTGTTGCTGTTACACCTGATCTTGCACCTGTAATTCTTAATCCAATTAATTGATTTAGATATAATGAAACTGGAATACCTAAAAACGCATCTTCAACTTGAACACATGTGAAATTATTATCATAACTTAAGTTGCCTGGAATTACCTTTGAACCCTCTTTAAAAAAGTGAGTACCAAATTGTTCAATCT